ACAAACAAGAAGTCGTAGGTGAAGGCGATGATGCGGTTACTTACTCTGCATCAAGCATCGGTACTGTAGGCTTGGATGCGCCAGACTCTGAAGATTTCACAGCTTATGCCGACATCACAGAAGAAGATGTACAAGGATGGGTAGAAGCTAAAATAGGTGCAGACAAACTTACCAAGATTGAAGCTGGTTTGGATGCACAGATTGCAGAACAAAAAACACCAACAAAAGCAACTGGAATGCCTTGGTCGTAATATGGGAATGGGTGTAAAACATTACAAAAAAGATGGTAAAGAACATAAGGGCGGCACACACAAAATGCCTAATGGGCAACTACATTCTGGCAAAACACACTCCAAAAGTAGTGTAAGGCTTTATCATTATGGTGATTTGAGCAAGAAAGCACAAGCTAATGCAAGGAAAAGCTGGAAGAAAAAATGATTGAAACCTATGCGGAGTATGGGGCTGTAGGTGTTATAG